TAACTCCAATCAATCCTGTAACTGACATTTTCATAAGTGTAATTACAGATTCATCTACAGGTCTATTTTCTTCTAGTGCTACAATATAATCTCCAATAATAATAGTACCCAATAAAATTAAAACACCGGTTGTAATTAATAAAACTACAATGTCTTTAAAATTTTTAATCATTATTTTTTCTTCTTTCTGGTAACTACTATTTTACCATCTTTTTCTACAACTTTCATTCCTGCATTTTCAGTTTGTCTTTTAAGCTGACTATACTTTTGTGCTGGAGTTAATTTCTTTTTTGTAGTTGCCATTATATTAATCCTTTATAATATTTTCTATAACTAGGATTACTATATGTTTTTCCATCAACATTCAAGTCGATGAAACTTCCAATGTAACCGCCTTCAGCCTTATTAGTTCTTTTCACAATTGTTTTAACATTTGTTGGTTTAGGACCGGTATTACCTGCAGCTCTTTTTCGTTTGACAGCACTCGCCTTTTGCGAACTTGTCATCCGTGTGGCTTTTGCAAGTGGTACGCACTTTGGATATGCTCTTTTGCTTCCCTTCGATCTCCCGCAAGGTTGATACTTGCCGTTCTTCTTTGGAGCTCCAATGTCCACCCATTTCTCTTGAACCCATTTACGTAAACTCATTTTCTTTTTTTAGTTTTTTTCTTTCCACCTGGTTTTATTTTACCAGAACAAACTGCTGATCCATACATATTAGCATATGCTGATGGATACACTTTGAATTTTCTTTTAGCTGCAGCTTTACCTTTTGCGCAAAGTTTAGCCATGACTATTTACCGAATTTTTTAACTTCCGGTCTTACTGCTCCAAAGCCAGTTAACTGAGCATGATTAGTAACTCCACCGTCCATCATCTTAGCTCTGCCACCTTCTTTATAGCCCATAATTTTTTTAGCTACATCCGGTCTTTTACTTGCTAAAGCATTCATACCTTTTGAAGGGTATTTTCCTTTTTCTTTTTTCATAATTAACTCGCTGTGTTTTTGATTTTTCTAGATTTTGAAAAAGCAATATTTTTCTTTTCCTGAGGAGACACGTTACCTTTTACAGCTTCGGTTCCTTTTTCAGGTTTGCCTTTTATAAATCCAAAACCAGGCACTTGTTTATTAAATCTTTTGTTTGCCATGTGTTTCCTCCTTATTTTTTTCCATTCCGGAAAATTTGTGTACCCTTTATACCATAAATACTCGCGACTACAAGTATCCATAAATTAGTGAACCATGAAGGGAGCTGCGAGAACATTTCAAAGAACAATTTTACTTTGTCCATCGCTGTTGGGTCATCCGATATCACCGCCCAAGCCAAAATTAACACAGGAGTTGACAAGATTATGAGAACCGCCTCGTCCTTCCAGTCCGATTGCCTTGCTTCTAGCAATTTGCCTTGGTAAGCCTCTTCTCCTCGAGCCATTTTTCTTGCATGTTCCATTTGAGCGTCTGCCATAAGCATTTTTGTCTCTTGACGCTTCTTAAAAATGTGTGAACCAGCGTTTACAGCTAATTTTATTGCACTAAACCACATAATTTACCTATTTTGTTTTAATTTAGCAGCTAAAATTGTTTTTTCAATCGAAGTATCGGCTCTTAACTGTGCTAAATCTTCATTTTGTTGTAATTTTTCGTCAGTTTGCATCTGATTCATCATTGCTTTCATTTTATTTAGGTTAATTTGCTCATCATCAACCTTTTTCTTACGTGCATTTTCTTGTGCTCTGATGTCTAGCTCTCTTGCTCGTAGTTTTGCAATAGGATCATTGTCAAATTGTGAAGTAATTTCTTTTTCTTCCTTCATAAATTCTTCCATCATCTCTGCAATCAACACTGCTTTTCTAGCTTCTATCTTTTCTGACATCATTCTAGCTTGTATTTGCATTTGTTGAGCCATTTGTGGGTTCTGTTGCATCATAGCTTGCATTTGTTGAAGTTGTTGCATCTCATCTTTAAACTCAATTTCAACTTGTTCTTGAGCCATTAACGAAATGTGTTCAAAAATATTTTTCTCTAGACTTGCCATGACTGTTGGATTGTTTCTAGCCATGTTTGTTGCCATAAAATTTAAGTGAGCCGTCATATGTGCTCGGTGATCTTGACCTGGAAACGCTTGGAACGGTTTCCCTGCCAAAGAATCAATGTGTTCTAAAGCAGGGTCCTTTGGTTGTGGTGGTTGTGGTCGAATTAATACGGTGTCAACATCCTTTACACCAATTGCTTCATACATATTTCTATATGCTTGATACAAATTATGCATTTGAGGATTTGACATTGCCAGTTGCAGTTCTGTTTGCGCTAAAGAAATACGCTGTGTCTGTGAGAAAATGTTAGGGTCAGCAACTGGCAGTATATCCACTCTATCATCAAAGTCTGATTGTTTAATCATTTTTTGACCCCCAACTACATCGTATGGATATTCTGCAGGTAAGTATAATCTAAATACTCTTGATAAAATTCTAAATTCATTTTTTAAAGCTGAATAAATTCTTTTGTGAATAGCAGACATTGTTCTGCTACCTCTTTCAAGCAATGCTACAGTCGTGCCCACAGCTGCTTGTTGATTCCCGTCACCTACTTGCAGGTCCGCTATCGAAGCGAATCTTTGTCCTGCTGATACCACGACTCCCATAAGTTGTAATAAGGTTTGAGAAGGCTCTTTGAAAGGAAGAGTCATAAAAGCGTCTCTTATGTTTCCTCCAGGAGCGTCTACGTCTCTGAATTCACCGGGTTGTATTGATTGTGCATCATCTCTAATTCTAATACCTCTTTGTTTAAATCCAGCAGGTAAGTTTGATAAAGTACCTGCATCTAATAATTGTCTTAATGCAGACGTTGCAGTTCTAGATAATCCACCAATCATGTGAATTAAACCAAAACCGTAAAAACCTAAACCTGGTAAAAATTTGAAATGTACAAAGTATTGTATTTTAGATTTCTTTGGATCGTTTTGTTCATAGTTTCTTCTAATAGATAAAACTTCTCTAGAATTTTCTTCTAAAGTTACAATGTAAGGTAGTTTAATTCCTGTTGGTTCACCATCTGGTCCAACATCTTCAAAACCTTCTAAGTCTAAATTAACATGACATTCTAACAAAGTAAAAATATCATCATCTCTTCCAGTTTTGACTGTGCCTTCTAATTCTAATTCTTTTTTCTCAACGTCAGTTAAATTATCATGACCCGCTTTTAATTCTACATCTCTATAGAAACCTGCCACTTGTTGTTTTCTTAATTCGTTTTCAGAAATTTTAATTCGATGAATAATTGCTTCCGCATCATCTAATGAGGTAGCTGTGTACGGAACAATTAAATCATCTGCTGGAACAAACTTAGATACTGCTCGTTCCAATAAATCATCATAATAAACTTTTTTAAATGCTGAACCTGCTAAAGGTAAATAAAACAACATTTGATCAAACTCTGGTTCGTATTCTTTCATCTGATCCATCAACTGATAGTTCATGAAATCTTTTACACGATTTGACTGTTGAGTTTTTTCTGGAGTTTGAACTCCGATTATTTGTGTTCTGACTGGTCCATTAGCTGGGAGTAACTCTTTATATGCCAACGCCTGAAACTGAGTAACAGCTTCAGCAAGCACCGGATGAGTGGCACCCGAAGCACCGGCGAACGGTTCCGTCCTGTTTTCATATTTAAATCCTAATAGTTCTAATCCTTGAGTATATGATTTTTCCCAATCTTTTCTAGAACTTTTATAGTCTTGATAATTTTGATGTAGTGTTGAAGATAAATAACCTAACTCTCTTTCGTCTACAAAATCAGCTAAGTTAGCATTAAAATCTGTTGCTTGCGATTGTTTTAAAGCTTGTGGATCAAAATCAATATCAACTGATCCATCTTCCATTTCAGTAATTTGAGTTTCACCAGGTTCTACCTTTTCAATTTCCTCAACCATTTCAACTGCGATATCGTCAGTTGTTTCTTCAGGTTGAACTTTTATATTTGGTAGCGCCTTGTCTATCTCTGCCATTATTTTTTTCTCCAGATTGTTTGACTGTTTTAACAGTATTATATTGAATATTCAAGCCCTGTGAACTAGGACCTTTTTTTGGTGGTGGACCGCTCTTTTTTCCTAGTCTATTCATCGTATGTGTATTTTCTCATATTTTCTAAATCAATATCATCAATAAATTCTTCTACATCTTTAAGCTTGCCCTCTGCATCAGGTCTAGCGCTTGCTTCATTGTAAGTCACGCCTCCGGTCTCAGGGTCAACTTCTATCTCTATTTGATTTTCTTTGTAAAGCATATCTCCATCTTGATCTACTTCTCTAATGATTGTTTTATTACCTTGCTCCGTAACAACATAATTATCTGCTTGATAAACGTCTGCAAATTCATCTGCTTTATTACCAGTAAAATATTTCATTCCTTTTTCTACAGCTTTTGCTTTAACTTTAGCTACAAGATCAAATATAAAATCAGGGACGCCATCAACAGCTCTTGAAACAGCTGGTGCTAAAGGTTTAGCTAAACTAAAATACTTACCAATTACAGGCACTGTTGCAAGTGCACCCATAATTTTCATAAACTTTCTTTTACTTGGATCATCTGGTGGACCACCTTCTGCTAAAAAATCCCTAGAAATTTCTTGTGGTTGAAATCGTTTACCTAACATTAAATCTTTTAAACCTTCAAAACTACTAGCTCTTCCTTCAGCTCTTTCAGCTTCTTCTTGTTCTCTTTCAAGTTCAACTCTACTTAAACCTTCTTCATATTCTTTTAATGCTTCTTCTAAAGACATTTTAGATTTTACTTTTGGAGTTTGAAAATCAGAATCTAAACCAGAAAAGTCTTGTGCAATTTGTTCATCCATCTCAGCTTGTTTAACTACTGATCTTGCTTCTCTTTCTTCAGGAGATAATGCAAAGATGTCTTTCATACCACCAACTGCATCAGTACCAATTAAATTTCTCTCTAAAGTTTCCATAACCGTTTTACCAGATTTAAAATCATTATACATTCCTGAAACAATTAAAGGAGTTGCAACAATACCTAAACCTTTTAATGCTGCAGTAAAATATCTTTTTGATTTAATGTCATCTGGAAGTTTTTTTAAACTATCTTTAATTTCTTCTAACCCTGGAATTAAAACTCCTCTTAATTTATTAAACCTGTCAAACATTTCTCTTGTCATAGCAGACTCTGGTCTTTGAATTTTATTCGCTGTAGTTACACCAGGAATTTTTGTTAAACTAGATATATTTTTAGTTTTTTTATCTACAAAAGATTCTTTTGCTATATCAAGTGGAGTTTTTAAAACTCTTCCTTTTACTAAAATATCGTCTGCTAATTTT